CGCAAAGCGGGCGTTTACTAACGCACCGGCAGACATAACCGTCAAGGGGACGTGGGGAAAGCACGCAAGCCCAGAGCTGAAGGGCAAGGACTACTACGGCAAGCAGGAGTACGAGCGCCAGGTAGCCCTCTCCGGGCGCATAGTGCAAGAGAGCGGCGACTCTCACGGTAAGATCGAGAAGAAGGCGGACATCGCTGCTTCGACAACAAGGCGAGACCTAGCAAGAGAGACAATCACCGCCCTTCTGGAGAAGAAGGGGGAGCTAAAGCTCAAGGACATCATCGATACAACCGGATTGGATCGAGGCATCGTTCACGAGGTGGTTTACAAAGACCCAGGCCGCATTCAGAAGACTGGCTGGGGGATGTACGGGCTTACTGGCGCCGCTTCCCGCTCATAACGCGACGAAGCATCACAGACTGCTTCTCGTAGTCACTCCAGTCGTTGCTAGACCAGCGCCTGTGGTCTAGGGCCTTCTCCATATCTACCTGTTCTGCGTTGATCTTACTCATGCCCCCTGGCGTGTAGTGCGCTACCGCTGTTGCGATCATCGCAGCAACGCAAGCGTCGTCGTTCTTGCCAGGAGGGGCGCCCATCTTGGCTTGCAGGGAGTCGATTCCGTCCTTGCTGTACAAGACAGTGCGCGTGTAGGCCTCCATCTCGTCAAGAACCTGCTTTGAGCGGACCTTTATGTAGCCCTCCTTCAGGGCTCGCTGCGTAAGGCCAACCATTGCTGGCTTGGTCTTCCTCGTCGTATCCCACCCAAGCATTACGGTGGGGCCACCAATCGTGTCTGTTGTAACGCGGCGATAGAGATTGAAGTATCGAGAGCGCTCAAGAAGGGCAATCAACCCAGCTCCAAGGCCGGTTACTTCTGGAGCTAAGATTGCATTGTTGTAATGCAATGCAACTAAGAGGCAAAGCGGTGCAAGCTCGTCCAATTCAATCTTACCGCGCCACTCTGCAACCTGTTCAAGCGTTGCTAAGTTGCAAACGTAAAGGTGATCCCAATCCTTACTTCCGGTTCCCTTACTAACGTCTGCAGAAACAATGTATCGAACCCCTGGCCTGGGATGCTCCCAGACAGAAAGGCGTCCGTTTCCAGGCGTCACCTCATCAAGCACAGGCGCATACGTTGAGTACATGCGCTCTCTGCCCCTTGGGTAGTCGCTCTCGTCTCGTATCTCGTACCACCCATGCGGAGGACACACGTTCTTCTCTGGGCGCTTAGCCCCTGCGTATGGAAGGCACAGGTCGCACCAGCAGCCGTAGACCTCTTTCTGCTCCCTGACGGAGGCGAGGTCAAACACAGGCGACCCAGAGGCGCTAAACGCCTCCTCGTCCGTGCTTGGGTACTCCTGGTGAAAGCGCTCGATAGAGCCACCACACTTGGTTGCAATCGTTGCGCGCCTCCAAGAGAGGCTCTCTAGGGAGATCCACTCGCCAAACTTGTCGAGAAGCTCCCGCTCTGCCGCATCTAGCGATACAACGAACTCCGCCTCAGAGCAGATAAGCGCCTTCTCGTAGCCCTCCACAATGAACCAGGGAGTGAAGTGCGCGTACCAAGCAGAGTCCGGGTCTCCCGGGTACTTCTCCTTGAGGCACATCCATGGATAGGGCTTGTCGTTCCAGACCCTCGCGTTCAGATACATCGTGTGGTGGAAGTCGCCAGAGCCGTTACACGTAGACTCTGCGTAGGCAAAGGTCCCAGGACCGTCTGGCATCGACTGAAGCGTTGCTAAGAAGTACCGCTCTGGCTGCTTGTAGAAGGCTACTTCTGAGAAGTGGGCAAGCCTTGCTGTTGTTCCGCGAGCGTCTTCTGCGCTCTTTGCCGTCATAACGGTAAGGCGGCTTCTTAGACCAGTCGCTCCTGTCGGAGCCCTGAAGTCTAGCTCTGCTCTGTTGTTGTACTTGGTAAGCGGCTGTAGCCGCGTTGGCAGGTTGTCGTAGAACAGCTTCGCCTTAGTGAAGATGCTGTGTACGGAATGGTCTGCATGGGCGGCAATGAGGGCAACCTCGTCCCTCCTGGTTATGCACCGATGAAACATCCATCCCTGGATGTGCGTGCTGCACCCTGCCTGTCGAGCCTTCGCTTCCCAAACGCGGATGGGTACGTCAGCCGCCTCCATCTCGTCCAGCATCTTCTGACGCAGAAGCTGGCTTTTGTTCAGCTTGAACGGGGACAGCTCCCCGCGCTTTGTTTGGATGAAGAGGTGTGACTCAGCAAACGAGGCGAAGTCGTCATAGTCGCCCGACGTGAGTTCAACCTCAGCAACCTCTGCGAACGTTTGCTGCTGTCGTCTTTTTGCCACTCTTACGCGCCTTTGCTAGCCACTGCTTTGTGTTCTTCTTAACTATCCTAAGGCTTCGTCTGTGAATCACTCGGCAGTGGTATCTGCTGTTCCTTATCTTCCCGGGGTACACAACATAGGCAACGTCCAGCCCTATCGGCCTATCGATAAGAAGCCTGACTGACTTACGACAAAGACCAAGCACCTCTGCTGCCGGACGACAGGCCACATAGCCAGATGCCGTAGCCAGCTTGAAGGCGGGGGTTGGCTCCTTGTGCCAGAAGACCCGCGAGCCAGGCGGTATCGGCGGCCCAATCGTGTGGATACCGTCTGCAGCAACCCACCTATCTAGGTTGTCCATCGCAGTGAAGCGCTGAGAGACCTCCCACTCATAGCGCTCGCTGTCAGACGGGAACTCACGAACCTGAAGAAAGCCTCTCCCGTCTTTTCTTTTCGTTGTACCTCTTGACTGCCTCAATGTGCTTCACCCTTCCAGACTCGGTTCTTTGCCACGCTCCGCTGACCTCTGTACAGCAAGCGCGGCACCAAGAGTTCCGACCATCCTTCCGCCTTCGAGCAACACCGAACTCCCCTACGGGATGAACGCTCTGTCTTTCTAGGCGTTCACATCTCGGGCAGCACTTGTGCGTAACGGTGGGGTCAACCTCTGGCGGCTTCTTAGCATCTCTTGCGGCGCAAGCAGATATGCAGCGCTTACACCTAGGGCGCCTTCCGTCTTTGGATCTAGCGTCTCGATGGAACAGCTCAAACGACAGCTTCTTCTTGCACACCGTGCATGTTTTAGCTGTCACTTAGCGCTCCTCGTATCTACCGTCCGAACGGCGAACCCAATGGCGCCTAGAGTCGCGAGAGAGCTTGAACCACGCCCGCTCGTCAAGTACGCGCCTCGCTGGGGCCTCCGCTACGGTAACGACAGCGGGCTCAGCCTCCTCTAACTCCTCTTCAGGCTCTGCCTCAGTCTCTGCCTCCTCCTCATCTTCAGTCTTTTTGGCATCGATAGCTCGGCCAAGTTCTGCGATAAGGGAGGAACGATGTCTTCCGTCAATCTCCGCCTTGAGGGTTTCTTCAAGACCAGAAATATCAAGGTCAGAAATCAGACCTCTAACCTCTTTCACTGTCAATTCGCTAGGATCAAGCATACGTCACTCCAAAGTGTGCTGACACAGTAAACGCATCAACTAGAAAAGACAAGACCAATGCCCATCAAGAAGTGCAAGGCAGGCAAGAAATCTGGCCGCAAGTACGGCTCTAGTGGGAAATGCTACACGGGTAGCGGGGCTAAGAGGAAGGCTGCTCGTCAGGGCAGAGCAATCAAGGCATCTCAGTCCCGTCGTAAGAAGTACTAAGGAGGCAAGGGTGGCTGGAAACGAAGCAATGCTTGGCGAACTCGCTTCGGCGCTTAGGCGACGAGACGAGGCAGAGAGGCTACGACGGTTAGCTACCGCAGAGGCTGCCCTTGGCCCTGCTCCAGTGGCGATTGAGCCAGCGCCCAGAGGGGCCTATCCATCTAGCGCAAGAACGGCAACGCCAGAGAGCGCCACGCTTACGGTTCCGTCTAGAAGTTCCTGGGAGGGGATGTCGCCCGAAGAGAGGAAAGACCGATTTGAGCGTGGGGCCACAAGGGGGCTTTTGGCCACTGCAGCGGCAGGTGGCCTTGTTGGCGGGGCCCTCGGGGCCCCTACGGAAGCAATCATGCTCGGGGGCCTGTTTGGTGGTTCAGCACTCATGGTGCCGTCTGGTTTGGTAAGCGAGGGGTCTGACATTTTGGCTGGCGAGGCCTTCCGCACACCAGCCACCGCTGGCAGGTTTACCCCAGGCCCACGAATGGCTGCTGAACTGGAAGAAAGCTACTTCCCAGACCAGCCCTGGACTCGTGGCAGGGGAATTGAGGGGCAAACCACCACACCCACCGCAGTAGAGGCCGCCGCAGAGCGCGTTGAGGCCAATCGCGCACAAGAGCTAGCTACTGAAGCCGTCCTGATTGAGCAACGACAGCGCGAAATAGAACAACGACGGCTAGCTATTGAGCAAACTCGTGCCCGAGAGGCTGCTAGACAGAGGGCTCTTGAGCAGAGATTCGGAACTACAGGACAGCGCGCTGAGGACATCCTGGCCCTTGAGGCCCTGAAGATGGAGAGGTAGCGATGAAAGACGAAAAGCACGAGGCTCCGGGGCTGAAGATCGTAATCAACGTAGGGGCTCCCCACATGAACTACGAGAAGCGTCCTATTCGGAGTCTGCTTGAAAGCAAGAAGGCTCTAAAGAAGAGGAAGAAGCTCAAGCACGGGAAGCCCGTAGCTGGTCCGATGGAAGAGGCGCTAAAGGGAGCCTACTAGCGATGCCAGAAGTGAACGGAACAAGGTTTCCCTATACAAGGGCCGGCATTGCTGCTGCTGATGCCGCCAGAGCGGACTTGCGACTAAAGCAACGTCGCTAGTAGGCCTCCGGTAACAGAAAACAGTCATCACCAAGCCATGCTCTGACGGTGGCTACGCTGACGTAAAGGTTGGCTAGCCCAGCGTCCTTCTTGCGTACTCAGCAATGAGGACTGCGTCTGCCATCCCGTCGTGAGGAACGCGCTTCTTTCCTGGCTTTAGATTGATTCCTGGGAAGAGTTGCGTTGCTAGAACAACGGCGTCTTGCTTTGCCTTCTTTCTTTCCGCTCCTGGCCGCTTAGGAAGCCCAAGGCTCTTCTTCCACTGCTGAGGAGTTGGCTCTTGGTGTCTAGCGCCTACG